ACAACAGTTGCATTTTCACCATTTTGTGGCTTGTTATCTAAAACTCCAAATACACCTGCTCCAGCAGCGACTCTTAATTTTACACCATTTGCATCGTGTACATTTAAGATTTTGTATTGAGCATCAGATAAATCTTCTCTTGCAACCATAGTTTCATAGAATTTTGTACTCATATTTTATCTCCTATTGTTGTTTATAATAATCTTCTTTCAATTCAGAATCTTCTTTGAAAACTAATTCGATTGCTTCAGAATAATCTTTTGCTTTGCCTTTTGACATATAAAGATTAGCCCTTCTATCAACCTCATCGCCAGCATTTGTATATGGTTGTCTGTCCACAACAAATTCGCCATCAGTTGATATCTCTGCAAAAGAAACAATTTCTGGTAAAGAACTGAATATTTTTTCCACCAATTCGAGTTGTGAAAGTTCGACAGTATTTTCTTCGATAGTATAGCTGTACACTTTGGACTCTGTGGCAGAACTCAATAAAGCTTCTAACTCTTTTTCGAAAACTGGTAAAACTTTGCCAGATTCTTTTTGGTCAGATATAAACTTGTTGATTCTATCTTGCTTTTGTGCTTTTCTAGTTTCTTCAAGTTCGCTATAAGCTTTTTGATTGGCTTCTTCCAAAGCCTTAACTTTGTCTTGAAGCTCTTGATATTCTTTTGAAATATCTTTTTCCATAAGTTCACTCTCCTTTTCAGTATAGTGTCTTTTCACTTCGCCAGAGCCATTATCCTTAGCATACAAACCTTCAATGGCTTCTAAGTTTGTAACTGCCGGAATTTCTGAGCCAAGTAAAGCAACAGCTTTCAGAACTCTATCGAGTACAGAGCCATTGTTTTTGTAGTTCCAATAAATTTCAGAACTAACTCTTTTATAATTACCTCTTTTAATAGCTTCATAGACTTTCTTTGGGAGTTCTTTAAAATCCGCCAAGAGTTTATTACCTGTAGTATAGATTTTATCGACATAACCTAAAGCTGGTTCACCATCTTTCATTTCTGGTTGTTCCTCATTATGTCCTAGTTTTAATGGTGGTTGAAAACCTGTTTCATCAAAGTTTTTAACCATTGCATCTAAATCTTTTTTTGAATATTTATCACCATTCCAAATACCAGTAGAAAATATTTCGACTCCATTGATATTGAATGTTTGCTCTATGCTGTGGTTGGCAATTGCTGGTTGACAAGAATCATCACATATTTCTTTTTCATCATCACAATCGCATTGCTGGTTAGACATTTTCTTTTCATCATCATCATCTTCCATATCTTTTTCATCATCTTTATCTTTGCCCATGTCTTTTTCCTTATCTTCATCACGAGCTTCCATTTCCTTTTCATCATCATCTTTCTCGTTATCTTTTTCCATTTCTTCTTTGGCTTTTAGATATTCGTTATGACTTGGAAATGGCATATATAAAACCAATTCTTTTTCATCTACCATATGTACATGCTGATGACTACCTTCGCCACCCATTTCTTTAGCTCTTTTTTCTGCTAAAGCTTTTGTTGAGTACATATCTTCGACTGCATACTTCTCCTCATCTTTTCTCATCTTATCGGGAGTATCTGGATTATTGATTTCCATATCTTTATCCTTTTCTTCCCTCATATCTTTTTCTTCCTTGTTACCATGTCTACCCGGCATATCACACCTCATTTATTGTTCGGCATCTGGGACATTTAATTTGTCCAGCAAAAATACCTTTGTTGTTTATTTTAGCTAGTAATTTGTTACATTGCAAACATCTTACATCATCTTTATGTAAAGTCTGAATAAATGTTTTGGCTTGCTCCCAACTGGTAATCGAGTTTACTGCTGTCATGTAACTTTGGTTAATCCTTTAATCTGACCTAAAACCGATTCATCCGTAAATGCAACTGGCTCATCTTCTGGTGTTATAAAAGTTAAAATTGTTCTGCAATTATAATGTAATGGTGGTGTTAATCTTGAAATATTTTCTTTATCTTGGATTCTGATTTGTACATTATTGGCAGCAATTAATTGGCATATATCAGAAGTTCTCTCGTCTAAGACTGGAGAAAGTTTATACCCTAATACAAACCCATCTAAATCTTTATCCTCGCCTATCGACCTTCTTCCTGAATTATAAGCACCTAATGTTGCTGTACGGGTAATTGTTCTAAGATTATATGATTCTATAACCTTATCACCTACTGCTGTGGTACCTGTTGCTGTATATGGGTTAAAAGTATCTTCTATTTCTTTTATTATATCTGATGTAGATTTACCTCTTTGGATTCCATCCAATAATATTGTGGTAAGATTGGCATTTAGTCTTTGTGTTATTTCAGCAACATCAAATCTGGCTTTGGATTGTAAATATCTTTGCAATTCATCAGATGACAAGCCAACACCAACTTTTGCAGTAGCAAATTTTTTAGGTAATTCTTTTTTGGATTCTTTTGCACCTTCATCAAATGATTTTTGGTAGCCCTCTTGAAATTTGGTTTTTAATTCACCTTTATGTTTTAACTCTAAATTATCAACTGCTTTAAAATCTAGTGTGCCTTGATTCATTTTATTTTCTACATATTTTATAACAGCATCTTTTTGTTTAATCATTACATCTCTGGTGTCGTTAAGAAAATTACTTTCCAATTTATCTAGCTGGTTTTCAACAGCTTTGAAATCAACTCTTTTTTCAGCACCAGATGGTTTGTAGTTATAATCTTGAGAGTTTTTTTTTGAGCTTAGTGGATGTCCTTTTGGAAATAAGTCTTGGTCATGCTTACCCCTTCTAAATCTACCATTTCGTAGTGCATATAGAAAGGAATTTACCCTAGCCATAGCCCATTGCTGTGGTGTTTTTACAGTTGGTCTAACTGAGCCGGGATTTGTTCTGTAAGCACCTACACCTCTATCATAAACTTTTTTTAACATGCCTAATGTAGCTTTTTTGGTTTTGGTATTTCCATATTTTTCATTATGTTCTTTTACTTTGTTTTTTAAGCCTTCATCTCTGGCACTATATGAATTGTTTTTTTCCTGCCTATCCAAAGAAGCATCTTTAGCCCTTGCCCAAGTTTGTCCAGCATCACCACCCCATAATGCCCAAGCAATTCTACCATTACTTGGATAACCTTTTTCTCCCGGTCTAAATCCTTCTGCTTTTTTATCGACTTCATGTCTAGAGAAAAAAGAGTGCATCCTTCTGACAGTTTCTGGAGATAAGTTTTCTCTATTTTTCAATTGATTGGCTCTGGTTGCACCAACTTGTGTACCACCTCTACCAAACTCTTTTCTCCATTCCAAGCCCTTAACTGCTTCAGCTGCCATTCCTGCAGTTGGTCTTAGATTTATTTCTGCATAACTATTTTCTACTATATCTTCTACTTCTTCCTCATCTGCACCATCAGTAATTTCTTGGTTATTTTCTGGCTCAGTATCCTTTTCAGGAAAATTAAGATTTTTTCTTAGAATATTTTCATCTTCGATTGTTACACCAATAACACCTTTTTGTACAGCATCTATAAATAATGTATTAAGCTGTAGCTTTTGTTCATCAGTCATTGGATTAAATTTAAACTGTGGCAATTCTTCTACATTAGAATAATTATAAGCAACCAATCTTCTTATTAACTGTTCGCCCATTACTGTATGCTCTATATCTTGTCTTAGCTTTTGTATGACCCATAAGAAAACATCAAAGTGAATTTTAGCTTGAGCATATGCTCCAGTATCACCTTCTGCCATTAATCTGTCTGGTATTAAAATACTTCTTGCTATGGATTTATTGTAAAAATTTAAAGCTCTTTCGAAATCATCTGTTGCACTTCTACCAGATTCAAGTAGCTGTATATCAAATTCTTCCATTCTGTGAGTGATAGATGTTTTAGCAGTTAGATTATCTAAAATATTTCTGAGGTTTTGTCTAGCACTTGGGTCATTGGTTTTATATTTACCTAGAACAGTTGGGTTAGCAAATCGTTCTAAATAAATATTCCACATTTTTATTAATACATCTTTGGACCAATAACCTCTATAAGCTGGTCTAAGGTCTGATGTGCCATAATGGTTACCAAACTCTTTTTGGTAGCTGAATATAAGAAATTTTGATGTTGGATATTTTACATCTTTTCCTGCTTCTTGATATACAATTCCATCTTTCAAAATATTGGCATATTCATCTACTGCAAACCTATAGTAATGTGGCTTTTTTGTTTTAATGGATTTAAGTCCAATCTTGCCAGCAAAATTACCAGCTTCAATAGGTCTGTAATTTATTTCAGATATTGAAAAGCCATAGTCAAGTGCTGTCATCATTTCTAGCATTGCATCTATAACATTGCCTTGCATTTTATCTAGACAATATTCTACAAACTCTGCTACCTCTACATCTTGCTCATCATCACTAGCTGGTAAGATTTGGTAGCTTGGTGCTAATGTTGCAAACTTTTTAAGAGTAAGACAAGCTTTAACTTGGTCATCTATTCGCATTTGGTCATACATATAGAAACCTTTTCTGCCAATCAAGGAGTCTGGATTATATGGTATTATCTCGCCACTCTTATGATAGAGCCCAAAATCAGCACTAGCTATTTCATTCATTTGTGGTTTTGTTTCTGTTTGGTAAGTTTTTTGTGGTTTTGCCATTTGCTAAATTTTAAATGAAGTTATGTATTAATGCAATAGAAAGAGTGGCCAAGGTGATGTTCGGTCTATTGTTCGGAGAAACAAATGGATAAACTGACCACTCTCTCGAATAGTTTAGCTTACTTCGTATTCATTGCAAAGTTTATCTACAACTCTCTGGAATTCTACTACATTATCTGCTGAATACCATTCGTTGTAAAAACCGATAGCTTTTGCCCGATACAAGACCAATGCTCGTTGTATTGGTGTCAGATTGTAATCTTCATCACAAATTCTAATTGCCAGTAATTTAAATTTGCTTGGCATAAATTCTTCTGGCATAAGCTGTTGCTCATCCATGTTTATTTGTAGTTCTGAAAAATGTCCCATTATTTGTTCTCCTGTAAAGCAATACTTATTTTGTCTTGCAGACTGGTATAGTCAGTAATAATTTTATGACCAACATCTACATCAATTTTACTAGACCTAACACATTCAGCAATATGCTCGATAAATTTAGCTACTGCAATTTCCAAGTCTACATATTCTTCTTTGTTTAGATTTAATCCCATAAGTCTTCTCTCCTTTTTAGTTCTAGCATTGCTTCATATTTCCTTAAATACCATATACATTGATGACTAGTCCTTTCTGTATTTTGATTTACAGCAATCAGCCATCTCATGTGTCTGATAAGGTCCTTAAGTTGTTTTTTTGTATATTCTTGCATATTGTTTCTCCTTGCCAGTTTTGTAGGGACTGGCTAACCCTAATTTTTTTATGATAAATATGTGTTGTGATATATACTGTCATACCCAAATTCTTCTCTTAACTTTTGGACAAATGCCTTGTAACCTGCCCATTGACCATCTTGAGAGTCATTTGTAACCATTTCATTTTTTGGCTCCCAAGTTAAGATATATTGCCTTGAGTTTTCTTTTCTTAACAAGCCATTATCAACCATCTGTTTAAACCAACTTGGTGCATTTCTTAAACCACCTTTTGGTGCATAAATTGATACCCAGTGAGATTCACTCCAATCTCTGTCGCCTTTTTCCTCAGCACAAGCTTTGTAGTAAGACCATTCAGCTCTTGCCAATTCTTCCTCGTAATAAAAATTATTCATGTTTGTTTCTCCTTGATGTTTGTTTTTTTTATTGTTTAACATCATATAACTATAATACCATATATTTATAACTTTGTAAACCCCTTTTGTAAAACTTTTTTAGAATGATTGGATTGTGGTTTCTCTATCGCCAAAGGATTCTGGCTCATATGGCTCTTGTTCGTTAACTGGTATTTCCATTAAGGCATATCTTAAGGCATCTACAGGGTGGTCGAATACTCCATCATAGCATTCTGGGTTTCGTTTGTCTATACCTATATTTTGTAGGGCTTTAAATGTAATTAAACAATCCTCAGTAAATATAAGCTTTGGTTTTTGAGTTATGCTATCAGTTCTTAACCTCATGTGTATCTGTTGTGTGCCACTCATTCTGTCATTTTTGGCTCTGTGCATTACCAATCCAACCCGTTCAAAGATATCTCCAATGGATTCTCCAGTATTTTGCTTACCCCACATAGCTGGGTCTGATGGTGCATAGTATGGATGTATACCATTTTTTTGTTCTATTTCTTTTATGGTATTTGCTACCTCATCGGCTCCCATTTTTAAACCTTTATTTGAGCCATCCTCAGTACCAATCCACTCTTTAAAACATATCAGCTCATTTTCAGATGTTTGTGCTAGCCATACTGTTGCAAATGGTGCTGTAAAACCCCAGTCAAATCCTCTGATTATTGTTTGCCCTTTTGTTGGAGTATAGCTTGGAATT